ATAAAGGAGAAAACATATATGTCAATCAATAAAGCAATGCTAGATTCATATGCCCGTAACCTTGCAGGTCAAGTAATCGGTGCAATTGTAATCGTAATGCAAACAGCTAATGTCGGATCACCAGTTGATTTTGGTGCATCTGAATGGCTACTAGTAGCAAATGCTCTTTGGTCATCTGCCGTTCCAACATTGATCCGTTGGGCGAATAAGAAAGACCCAGCATTTGGTCGTGTAGCAACATCTGTTGTCGCAGAGGCAACAAAGAAACTAGAGACAGCAGCAACTGCTTCTGCAGCTAAGAAGACTGCAGCTAAGAAGACAGCCGCTAAAAAGACGGTGAAGTAGTAGTGGCAGTAAAAGGCTCTCTAGAAGCAATCATTGAGGTTGCTAAAAAAGAAGTTGGGACTATCGAAGGTCCTAAAGATAATGAAACAAAATATGGTAAGTGGACAGGTGCAAACTTTCTTCCATGGTGCCAGTCATTTGTTTCTTGGTGTGCATTTACAGCAGGATTAGATCCTAAGAAGTATCCGAAGAGTGCAGCAACAATTGCAGCTTCAGATTGGTTCAAGAAGAATAATCGTTGGGCAGATGCACGTAATGATGATCCTACTCCAGGTGACTGGATTTATTTTGATTTTCCAGATGATGGTGTAAATCGAATTTCTCACGTAGGTCTTTGCGTAAAGAATAACGGAAACGGAACTATTCAAGTTATTGAAGGAAATACTTCAGGAACTGCAAAGGGGGATCAGCGAAATGGCGGAATGTGCGTAGAGAAAACTCGTGCATACGTTAAGGATAATAAGCTAAAGCTTATGAATGCAGTAGTAGGTTGGGGACGTCCAGTATATGCTGGTGAAGAAAATGTTCCACTACTATCTAAGGTAGGTTCAACAGATGCTCCTGCTTCCGCTGCAAAACCAGCAGCTAAGCCAGTTGCTAAGAAGCCTGCTGCGCCAAAAGCATTTGCACCTTTGAAGGTCGGTTCTAAAGGACAGTCTGTAAAGACTATTCAAGCAGATTTGAAACTTAAAGCTGATGGAGACTTTGGTCCTGCAACAGAAAAGGCTTTAAAGGCTTGGCAGAAAGCTAATAAACTTCCAGAGACTGGAATTGTTGATGAAAAAACATTCAAGGCCCTGAAGGGCTAAGAAGGTACAAAAAAGTCCCCTAGGAGAAATCCTGGGGGATTTTTTATGTGAGTAGTAGGATTGGATTTTACCTACAAGGCCAAGTCAAAGTTGTCTCAAGTACCCCTTTTAAGCCTACAGACCCTCATTGGGAGTTATCCCAGGTCCAGCGTTATCCCCGATTATGACACTTCAGGATATTCCGCCATACTCCAAGATCACCGTCGTAATCTTGTTTGCACCGCATCAAGGAATCGAACCTCATCCAACGGGTTTGGAAGCCGTTGTGCTACCGTAACACTTATGCGATATTGATTAAGTAATTTCTTACTTAGTAGCAGCGGTGGGATTCGAACCCACGACTTCTTGGTTATGAGCCAAGCGAGATGACCGAGCTTCTCTACACTGCGTCGAGAAAAATAATTATAGCAAATTTACTATAATCGTGTCAAGTCAGAGCGGGTGACCAGAATCGAACTGGCACTATCTGCTTGGAAGGCAGAGGCACTACCATTATGCAACACCCGCTAAATACTAAAAGTCTTCGTCATCGAAGTCATCTTCATATTCTTCTGCTTTTTCAAAGGTAGCTTCAATCAACTCTGTGTTTTCTGCTGATCCAATGATATCAAAAGAATCGATGATCTCATGAATATTGTCGAACTTATTGATATCTACTTCTAGATTCAATGTTACGAAATATTTAGGCATCTTCGTCCTCCACTAATGATGGCGGTGGTGTGAGAATCTTTCCTTCTGCATGTAGATCTCTAATCTCTAATGCTTCCTCACCTTTACCAACACCATCTGCAATTACCATAAGCATATCATACACTCTTGAAAGTTGTATATAGATTCCAAGAAGGATATTATCATTTTCTTCAGACATTTACTTCACCCTTCATTTTTAAATACGTATCAAGACCTACGTATACTCTATCATTACATTCAAGACAAAACAAGTAGACTCCTTCGTCGTCAAAGCCAGCTAGTAACTTGGTACTACATGATATGTTATGAACAAACTCATCACGAGTATCAAGCCATAGCCGTACGACTCTGATATCTATTACCCCAGTGTTATCTACTTGCATAGATTAACTGTATCATTTGATTTTACCGAATGTCAAGGTTAAGCTTCGACAGGTATTCTATAAGGGGTCAAATCAATTTCTGGAAAGTATGTTAACCATTGCTTAGCTCTTGGAGTTAGTCCCTTCCACGAAGACCAATCTTCTCCACCTCTAGTCATTTTAAATGCGATTACCGCATTGGTTACTGGATTAAGCAGTTCCTTATTGCTAGACAATTCGTATTTATCTCTACGAATAGGACCAAGGGATCCGATCATGTTGATCTGGAATATACCCCAGGAGTTGTCCCCAGTTTTTGTATTACCGTTAAATGCCAAAGGACGACCATTAGACTCTCGCTTTGCGATAGCCCAGGCTTCCTTGAGGTCGCTTCCCTCAAACCCTACTAGGTAGAGCAAAAGAGCAAGATCCTCATCGGAAAGCTTTTTAGCCTTTTTAAATTGTTCAAGCTTAGAAGTTCTAGCTTTAACAATATCCATGGTTATCTTTAGTGATTCCAAGTATTTCTTATATTCAAGAGAATCCTTAAATTCACTTAAGTTACTTACCTTTTTTAGCGGTTTAATACTTAGGTTTTTACTCATTATATTATAATAACCTCTTTCTTTTACCTTGTCAAGACTTTTTTTTAAAAAATCTTTATGCTATACTGAAAATATTCTGAAGCGAAAGGAAAATTACGCTTGCATATCAGCTTTTTCTCATCTGAGTCTGGTTTCAATTCCACTGTTGGATATGGCCAGGCTGGTATGGGCATTGTTTCTTCGCTACAAAAATTAGGTCATCTCGTTACTTTGAATAACGAAAATGCTGATCTTCAGCTTAATTTTGTTCAACCTACATACTATAAGTTCAACAACCCTACTCAATATACTATCGGATATACACCATGGGAGTCAACTGTTTTGCCTATGTATTGGCTAGAAAATATGAATAGGTGTGATGAGGTTTGGGCTACATCTGCAATGACTGCTAAGTTTTATAAAGATGCTGGTATTGAAAAGCCTATCAAGATTTATCATCATGGCCTACACGATGTTTGGAAGAAACCAAAAATAAGAAAGCCTGGATCAAAGTTTAGATTTTTACACATTGGAGAACCTGCCCCTAGAAAAGGCGGGGAATTAGTAATTCAAGCTTTTATAGAACTCTTTGGTAATGATCCCCAATATGAATTAACATTAAAATGTCATAATGAGAATACAATTAGATATAAAGACATGTTTGGAAATCATGTTAATATAAAAGATCAATATCCTAATATCAAGTTTGTTGTAAATGAATTAACTGATGAAGGACTAGTTATGTTAATGCATCAAAATGACTGTCTTGTATATCCTAGCTATGGAGAGGGTTTTGGATTTATTCCGCTTCAAGCAATGGCTACAGCAATGCCAACCATTTGTACATCCGCCTGGGCTCCATATGCAGATCTTATAACTCTAAAGTTGGAGTCAACACTTGGAGATTCTCCTTGGCCTTTAATGCATCCTGGAAAAGTTTTCTTTCCAAACAAAGAGCATTTAAAAACTTTAATGTTGGATGCTGTCTCTAACTTTGAGAAACACAGTGCAGTTGCGTTGAAGAATACTACAAAGATTTATGAGCAGTTTAATTGGGACACGCTTACAGAAAAAGCTTTTAAAGATTTTAAATAACCCTTCCGCTCTTGTAAATCGATGTGGTAAGATTGTAGTCCAATCAAAATTTTAGAAGTGCCAAGGGGCACTAGAAGGAGTCTTATAAATGTCATTACCATCAGCTTACCAGGAGTTCATTGCGCTTTCTCGTTACGCAAGATATATAGAGTCTGAGAATCGTAGAGAAAACTGGGGTGAGACGGTAGATCGATATTTTGGATTCATGACGAATCACTTAGGAAAGAATCATGGATACACTCCAGACCCTAAGTTACTTAAAGAACTGCGTGATGCAGTTTACAATCTTGATGTAATGCCATCAATGCGTTCTGTTATGACTTCAGGACCAGCATTAGATCGTGATCATGTTGCAGGATACAACTGCTCATTCGTTCCAGTTGATTCACCAAGATCATTTGACGAAACAATGTACATTCTCATGTGTGGTACTGGTGTTGGATTCTCAGTTGAGTACAAGTACATCAACAAGCTTCCATCAGTTCCAGAAACACTAGAAAAGTCAGACACAGTTATTGTTGTTGAAGATTCAAAGCAAGGATGGGCAAAGGCATACAAGGAACTTCTTGCAATGCTATGGGCAGGACAGATTCCAGTAATTGATGTTACTAAGTTACGTCCAGCTGGTGCACGTCTTAAGACAATGGGTGGTCGTTCTTCAGGACCACAGCCACTAGTCAATCTTTTTGATTTTACAATCAAGACATTCAAGGGATCACTTGGTCGTCAGCTAAAGCCAATCGAGTGCCATGACATCATGTGTAAGATTGGTGAGATCGTTGTAGTTGGCGGTGTTCGTCGCTCTGCTATGATTTCTCTTTCTAACATTAATGATATTGAGATGGCACATGCAAAGACTGGAAATTGGTGGGAAGGTAATTCTCAAAGAGCCCTTTCAAATAACTCTGTAGCTTACTCTCGTAAGCCAGACATGGAACAGTTTATCGCAGAATGGAAAAACCTATATGATTCAAAATCAGGTGAGCGTGGCATTTACAATGTTGCAGCAGCTCAGAAGCAAGCAGCAAAGTTTGGTCGTAGAGACCCAGAGATTTGGTATGGAACTAACCCATGCTCAGAAATTATCCTTAGACCTTATCAGTTCTGTAATCTCTCCGAAGTTGTAATTCGTGAAAACGATACAAGAGAGACAATTGCTAACAAGGTTCGTCTAGCTACAATCCTTGGAACATGGCAATCAACACTTACAGACTTTAAGTACCTTCGCAAAATCTGGAAGGACAATACAGAAGAAGAACGACTACTTGGAGTTTCTCTTACAGGACAGTTTGGACATAAGTTCATGTCTGGTAAGGATAATATGGAAGAGTTAGGAAAGTATCTTGCAGGTCTTCGTGAATATGCAAGAGAGACTAATAAGGAAGAGGCAGCAAATCTTTCTATTCCAGAGTCTGCCGCTATTACATGCGTTAAGCCTTCAGGTACAGTCTCACAGTTGGTTGGGGTATCTTCAGGAATGCACCCATGGCACTCAGAATACTATATCCGTACAGTCCGTGCAGATAATAAAGATCCACTAACAGAATTGATGAAGGCATATGAGGTTCCAAATGAACCAGACTTTATGAAGCCAGATTCAACAACTGTTTTCTCATTCCCAGTAAAGTCACCAGAGGCAGCTATTGTCCGTAATGACCTTTCTGCTATTGACCACCTAAATACATGGTTGGTTTATCAGAGAGAGTGGTGTGAGCATAAGCCTTCTATTACCGTTTCTGTAAAGGAAGAGGAGTGGATGGAAGTTGGAGCTTGGGTATACAAGCATTTTGACGAGGTATCTGGAATTTCATTCCTTCCTCATTCAGACCATACTTACAAGCAGGCTCCATATCAGGAATGCTCAAAGGAAGAGTACGAAGAGCTTCTAAATAAAATGCCAAAGACTATTAATTGGTCAGACCTAGCGTTTTATGAAAAGGAAGATATGACTACAGGTTCCCAGACGTTTGCTTGCAGCGCAGATAACTGCGAGGTAGTAGACCTTTCAGCATAGAACTAATTTTATGCTAAAATTGAAGTAATCTGGAGGGTTAAAAATGGCTGGTATTAAGAATTTCAAGGTAGACGCATCTACCAACTTTCGCTTTACCATAATTTATAAAGATCCAGATGGAGACCCAATCGATTTAACTCAGTATTCTGTAAGAATGGATATTAAGTCAGCGCCAGGATCAAAAAAGATTCTTGCTTCTGCAATTGCGGGGGATGGAATAACTGTTACCCCATTGATTGGTAAAATCGAAGTAGACATTGATAAAGATAAGACTTCAAAAATTGCATATCCTAAATCAGCATATGACCTTGTTATTACACACATTCCAACACAGACAGTAACAAGATTAGTTGAAGGATGGCTAGAAGTTTCTAGAGCGGTGACAGTAATTTAATGGTTAACTATATCGATAATTCTAATATCATTGATATTACCACTACTGAAAATGAAGTTATCATTTCAGATACTGGTCAGCCAGGTCCCCGTGGTAAATCTATACTTAATGGAACCCAAACACCTACCTCAACATATCCAGCAAATGCCGTAGAAGGAGATTTCTACCTACAGCTTCCAGGATATTTGATGTATGGTCCAAGAACCTATGCAGGTGACTGGGGTACTCCAGTTGATCTATTTACCCTCCCAGAATCAGTATATGCCTATGAGCAATTAATCTCTTCAACAACATGGACAATCCCATTTTCAATGCATAAATTGGCCTTCAAGCCAAACGTTACCGTGGTAGACAATAATGGAAACCAAGTGGAAGGTCACGTCCAGTACCAGAATGACAATACTGTTATAATTAGTTTTGCGGCAGAGTTTTCTGGGAAGGCATATCTGTCGTAATTTAAAAACCTAGGAGTTATACAAAGTGGCACGTAAATTTTTAACCCCGATTGATATGACGGGTCTGGAAATTCAAAAGCTAAGAATTGAAAATTCAGCTTTAGTTCCAGTAGTCCCATCAGGATCGGAATCAGTATTTAAGGGTAGAGTATTCTTTAACTCTGCAACAAACAAACTTTATTATTACAATGGAACAGCATGGCAAGCAACAGGACTTGTCTCAATTACTCTTGGCGGAGACCTTTCAGGAACCGCAACAACAGACACAGATGGAAATGTAACACTTAATGCCACAATTAATGCTAACTCCATCGCCCTAGGTACAGATACAACTGGTAACTATGTAGCAACAGTAGCGTCTTCTGGCGGTACAATTACAGTAACTGGTTCAGGATCTGAAACAGCTGCAGTTAACGTTGACCTTCCCAACACAGGCGTTACAGCAGGCTCATATGGATCTACAACAGAGATCCCAACATTTACAGTAGATGCACAAGGTCGTTTGACTGCTGCTGGAACTGTAAGTGTAGCAACAACACTTTCAATCGCAGGTGACACTGGAACGGATACAGTAAATCTTCTTACTGATACTCTAACAGTATCTGGCGGAGAAGGAATTGACGTTGCTGTAACAAACAATACAATTACAGTAGCTGCAGAAGATGCAACTTATACTAATAAGGGTGTTGCTTCATTCGATTCAACAGACTTTACAGTAACATCTGG